AGGTCGAGCTCGGGCCACTATTGATAATATCAGTCAGGCAGCAGATCAAATATTCAAAGCCACCATGGATCCTGCAGCCGGAATTAACACAGCACAAGCATGGCAAAGTCTCATGCAGGATGGGGTTGCTCCGGCTCAAAACATGATAGCGTACGACGCTGGCGGTCGCGACGATCCCGACATAAGAGTCAAGCGTGGGTCGGTGCCTACTACATTTGAGATTGACGTGGGTAATGGCACGTATGTGGATTTTGATAAGACAAATCCTACCCATGCGGCAATAGCAACAAAGTTAGGTGTAGAATTTAAATAATTATTATGAAACTTCTAGAAGGTGGCAATGTTTTTAAAAATGCTGACGGTTCGCCAGCAACTCGTCGTATCCGTCAGGCCGAGATCCCCGGCACTGTGGCCTGGCTGGAGCAGCTGACTGGACTGGATCTTTCCCAAGACAAGGACGAAAACGGTATTCCCGTCAAGTGGTTGGGATCAACTGGCAAAAAGCCCGATTCGGGTGACTTGGATCTTGCAGTGGATTCCAACGAAATCACCAAGGCCGAACTCAAGGGCCGACTGGATGCCTGGGCCACAAAAAACAAACAAGATCCCCGAGACTGGTGCAGACTCACAGGCGAAGCTGTGCACTTTAAAACTCCCATACAAGGCAATCCCAAGAGTGGTTATGCACAAACAGACTTCATGTTCATGCCCAATTTGGAATGGGGCACATTCTGGTTGGGCAGTGCACCAGGTTCAGCCTACAAAGGTGTGTTCCGCAATGTGTTGATGAGCAGCATTGCCAAGTCCCTGGGCCTCAAAGCATCGGGCAAGGGCATCACAAGTCGTCAGTCTGATCGCTTGGTCACCATGGATCCAGACGAAGCAGCCGGCATACTGTTGAGTCCGGGACTCAAGCGCAATCAACTGATGTCAGTTGAAAGCATTTACAAAGCCTTGGCCATGGATCCCGATCGTGATGCTAAACTAGCAGACTTCCGTGATTATATTGCACGTGAAGGCATCAAGGAACCCGAAGCTGGCGTAGCCGAAAGTGATGTCAGTTTCTTGGCACGTCTGCGTGATAGAATTGTAAACAAAGGTTATGTTGCTCTTGTGGAAGCCGAACAAGCTGGGGTAGGCGGCAGAGCCAAGGGTATTGAACATCTGGAAGATCTTGTGTTCCGACGTGGCACACAAGGCATCCGAGATGCTCTTGCTATTGTGCAACATGCCACAGAACAACCCAAAACAACCACAGCCAAGTGGGACGGCAAACCTGCTGTGATATTTGGACGCAAGCCCAGCACCGGAGAGTTTGTGCTCACAGATGGTTCAGGATTTGAAGCCAAGGGCTATGATGGTCTTGCCACAAGTCCCCAAATGATGGCAGACATACAAAGCAAACGTTCAGGCGATAGAACTGAATTGATTCAGATTTACTCCACGTTGTTCCCAGTGCTGGAAGCCGCACTACCACCAAACTTTCGCGGGTATGTCAAGGGTGATTTGTTGTACATGGACACACCGCCCTTGATTTCCGGCAACTATGTTTTCCGGCCCAACACTGTGGAATACAAGATTCCCGCAAAGTCTGCCCTGGGCCAGCGCATTGGCAACAGCAAGATTGGCATTGCCATACACTCAATGTACGCTGATCAAGGCGACGAACGTCAGCCACTGAGTGGTGTGGGCTTTAACGAAGTTCCTGGCCTGATGTTGGAAAAACCAGCAAGTCCCCGGCAACTGCAAACCGAAACCAACGCCGAAAAGCAACTCAAACAACTGATCAAAACTCATGGTCGAGACATTGATGTGCTGTTCAATCCTGCTGAATTGCGAGCACACAAGATCACAGATCTAGCCAAACTGTGTGTGGACTTTATCAACACCAAGGTAGGCGCACCACTCAACGGCGCCACACTGTTGCCCGAATTTGGGGATTGGCTACAGACCAAGGTAACACCACAAAAGTTCCGAAACATTGTGGAATATCTAAACAGTCCTACATCTAATACCCCGGCCCTGGCCGCGGCATTCACAGCATTTGTATTGTTACACGACTTGAAAATGCACCTGCTACGCCAAGCAGATGCTGAGCACCCGGGGCAAGAAGGCTGGGTCATGGCCACTCCTGCTGGTTACGCCAAAGCGGTAAATAGGTTTGATCCCCAGGCTTTTGCGGCTCAAAATCGTCAGAGAAACAATCCGCAACAGGCGTGATTTTTCCAAACTGGCTAAATAAAAGTAGGCCCGCTGAGGCCACTTAACTTAAAGGAAAATTGAAATGGCAACATTCACAAGAGTAAATGGTACTACCCAACCAGTCTTTGCACTGGACGTAGCAAACGGTTCTATCGCTGGTACAGCTAACGTTGCGGCCCAAGGCCCAGTAATGTTCTCTGGCCCCAAGCTGGACTTTTTCAGCTTGACAGCTAACACCGCATTGACAAACGCAGGTAACGTCAACGGTTACCTCAACAACGTGTTCCAGGCTATCCAGTCTGGCGCTGGCATTGTTGACGGTGGCGCTGGTGGAACAATTGCGTTCTACGACATTGGACCTACAGCAGGTTTGATCAGCTTGGCTATCTACCCAACTGGTGCTTATACAACAGCACAATTGGTGGCCGCTGCCCAAACAGCCAACGCAACTGGTGGTTTGAACATTGGTATCCCAACTGCTAACGTTTCTAACGTGGCTACATTTACCGGTTTGCAGACCTAATAACTAATTTTTAGTTAACCGACCCTGGAAGTAAAAACTCCAGGGTTTCTTTTTGGCATTAAATACTCATAGAATGAAAATCATATGCCGTACTCTTTTTGATTGCAGCGCCACTGGTGTAACCGGGCATTTTAGATCTAGCGAAATACCGTTTGTGGACCAGGCGGGCCAACAGGTAAACAATCAACAAGATTGGAATCACTCGCGCAATCAACAACGCAATTGGGAAACCTTGTTGCAACTCATCAGCCTGCGTACACAACCGGTGGACATCACTATTCCTGCGCAACAAAACGACGTTTGGGAATTTGAATTCAAAAGTGAATCTCAAGGAGTGTTTGAAGTTCATGGAAATCCTGATCCACTGGCAGGGTTAAAAACCGACTGCGAAGGCGTGCCCATGATGTTGAATCTCAAAGAGCAACCCGAGTTATCGCCCACTATAACCACCAATGGCGATGATCAAAATATTTGGTTCACTGCGGTAAATAATGCATTGGAGTAATCATGGCTGATACCACTGACATTGAAAAGAAAAGTCTAGAAGCACACGTTGAGTTGTGCGCTCAACGTTACACAGCTTTAGAAAAAAGCATCGACGATGTCAAGGCGGACACAGCAGAATTAAAAGCCACCATTCAATCTGTACATGCCATGGTGCACAAGATGAGTGACAGTCGTAACACACAGTTGATTGGCTGGGGAGTGGGAATCATTGGATTCTTAACAGCCGTTGTAGGATACTTGGTTACTCACTACGTATTAAAATGACCCAAGACCAAAAATTAGAACAGTGGGCCGAACGTGAAATCAAACGTAACCTACCGTCTATCATTCTAGAAGATGATGATGGCGGTGTTGTGGTGTTTGGTAAGTACTTTATCCGGCCTGTAGACAAAGGGTTTGTGGTCAACACCTGGGACCAAGAAATACACTGTTTCAGCAGTAAAAAAACAGCAATGAGCTGGTGCACTGCTGATCATCAAGGGCAATATAAATTAAGCAACTTGATTTTGTTGCTAGATCGTAAAAAACAAACATTGGCAGCAGACATCTACTGTCGTAAAAAAATAGGCGAGCGCGGCCGACACGAAAATTTCAATGAAATAATAAACATGAAAATCCAACCCAAGATTGACAGCTACAATGCAGTCAACTCCGAATTGGAAAAATGTGTAAATCAGGCTAAATATCTACAGATTAGAGGATTCAATAATGAAACTGCAAGAACTATCGGCCACTAAGCCAAGTAAGCAAATTACCAAAGTATTTGAAAGTTACTTTGGTTCACGTATTCCCTTCAACCAACTGACTGCCAATCAATCGGCCTTCATGCTGGAAAAAGTACAGGGTGTGCTCCGGGAGTATCGATCAACTGTTGCACGTCACAACAGTGAACAGAATCCAAAATATCTGCAACTGATCATGATGGAACAGGCTCTTGTGGGCAGGCTCAAAGAGGCCATGGCTCCTGTGGCTGGTACCAGCGGAACTGGCAGTGTTGGTGCCGCGGCTCCTGCAACACCACAAGCCGCTGTGGCTGGCGGAAAGCCTGCTGTGGCTGGTGCAGTAGCAAAAGATCCCAAATTGGCCGCTGCACTTAAAAAGAGTTCAGCTGGTCAAACATTGAATCCAGAAGAACAAAAACTAGTGGCCGGCGCCGCAATGATGCAAGCTGAAAGTCGTTTGCGTCGTTTCATGAAGCGCCTGAATGAAAGCGAAGTGCAACAAGCTCAAGTTGTATTGGCTGCTCAGGACATGGTAGACAAGATGCAAGGCATGTTGGAAGATGTGAGTGAACTGCAATTCAAAGAATTGCCAGCCTTGGTTGATTCAATCAAGGATCAAGTTGGCATTGATCAAGCCGCTCAATTCAATCAAGACGCCACTGCCGCTCTTGCAGGCCTGTTGCAAAATATTCAAGGTGCCAAACAGCAACTTGATGCTGCTCTAGGTGTTGTAACTGGTCAAGCACCAAGTGGCGCAGCCGCCGCGGGTGCAATGGGTGCTGATATTGCCGCTGGTGCTGACGCCATGAATGCCGCTGGTGCCGACATGGCTGCTGCTGATGCCGCTGG